AGCTTCCCAAGCTGAGGGTCACGAGTTCGAGCCTCGCTTGCCGCTCTCTTGAAAATCAAGCAGTTACAAATAAAGTAGCTGCTTATTTTTTTATATATGCTGAATAACATTCCGCTTTTAGACCCTTTTAAACCCTTTTAATCTTATCTTTGTATGCAAATCCTATGCAAATTTTCAGATTTGCATAAACTAAAAACATAGATATATGGCAACGGTTAAATTCTACCTTGATAAAAGAAGGCAAAAAAAAGATGGTACTTATCCGATAAAGTTGAATGTATTCCACAACAAACAAATAATGATAGCTACGCAGCTAAGTGCATCGGAAAAAGAATGGAATGGGAACGAATATTCTGTGCGTGCACAAAATTACAAGCCGAGAAATATAGTTGCCCGTGGAATAATAAACAAGGCGGAAACAGTAATATTTACTTTAGAGCAACAAGAAAAGTTGAAATCAACTACAGACAAAGCTTTGAAGAAGTTGATAGAGGACGCTATAAGTAGCAAGGTTGAAAATCAAAAGACGTTTCTCTATTATCTTGATGAATTCGTTTCCAAGAAAACCAATCAGGGGACTAAGTCTATATATACAACCACAAGAAACAAGATTGAGGAATACGATAGTCATTGTACTTTTGAGAGCATGGATAAGTCGTGGCTGGAAAACTTTGAAGCGTGGATGGCAAAGACGATGAAGGTTAATGCCTACGCTATTCATTTACGGAACATACGTAGTGTATTCAACTACGCCATTGATGAGGAGTACACAACATTGTATCCATTCAGAAGGTTTTCAATAAAGAAAGAGGAAACCCGAAAACGCAGCCTTACAGCAGAACAACTTAGGTTATTGAGAGATTATCCATGTGAGGAATACCAGATTAGATATAGGGATATGTTCATGCTCATGTTCTATCTCATAGGAGTAAATGCAGCCGATTTGTTTAACGCAAAACATTCTGCATTGGTAAATGGTCGTTTTGAATATAAAAGAGCTAAGACGGGGAAATTATACAGTATTAAAGTAGAACCGGAAGCGCAGGCTATAATTGAGAAATACAAAGGGAAGGATTATCTTCTTAATATAATGGATGAATACGGAAATTACAAGGATTTCCTACATCGTATGGGAATAGGGTTAAAACAGATTGGAGAGACAGAAAGGAAGGGATTGGGAGGGAAAAAGAGTAGAAATCCTTTATTCCCTGATTTGTCCTCATATTGGGCAAGACACACATGGGCCACGGTAGCGGCAGAACTCGATGTTCCCAAAGAGGTAATCGCCCACGCGCTTGGGCATAGTTGGGCGAACAGTACAACAACCGACATCTATATCCGTTTCGATATGAAAAAAGTGGATGAAGCGAATAGAAAGGTTATTGATTTCGTGAACAATATCAATATGTAAATATATCATTATAAATGCAATAAAATGTTAATATAAAGATACACTTCTATATCTATAATATATTGATTATTAGATGGTAATGTGTATATCATTTTTATTATATCATCCTTTTAGGCGTTCTTGCTCCCTTTTAGCCCCTTTTAGCGACAGAATGAAAAGTAAATATTAAAGATTGTTCCTTTTCTCCGATTGTGCAAAAAAACATTCCTACTTTTACCCGTGTAACAAGTACGGGATGTTACCAGACATTGATTAAACATTCTCCTTATGGAGGTTATATATGATTGCCTCGTAGTAGCTCGTACCTATTACGGGGCTTTCTATTTAAAGCCAGTATACAATCGGTCATGACGCTGTGTGTGCACCTCTGACCGATGAAGGAACCTTGTAGAGGGCTGTGAAAACGGGGCGGGAAACCGCAGGAAGTACGATGCAAGGAAGCACTTAGAGGATGCTTGTACGGGTGTCACCCCACCTAAAACCTCGAAGCGGATGCAGGTTGATGTCATTCGCCCCTTGAAAGGCTCGGTCGTTATACGGGAGTTTGGAACCATTCAAGAGGAAAGTCCGTTGGCCGTTTGGCTCAATACGTTCAGGTGAAATCGGACTGCCAAATCGCCTAAAGGACACTCTATACCCACGTGGCTGGTGTTGCCGGGAATTTGGGTTGAGTGTATAACCAATAAGCCATGATTAAGAACATTAAAATATGCGCTATAATTGCAATATATTTTTATTATCTTTGCAAAAGCATGTCAAGTGGCATGCTTCCCATACTAACGAAAAGACATGAAAGGACTTACAATCAAACAAGAGAATTTTTGCAACTACTACATCGAAAGCGGTAATACTTCCGATGCCTATCGTCGTGCCTATTCGTGCGAGAAGATGAAAGATAAACAAGTGTGGGAAGAATCTTGCAAGTTGTTGTCCAACCCAAAGGTAGCCCAAAGGGTCAAAGAGTTGCAGGAGGAACAAAAAAACAAATCGGATATAACTAAAGAACGCATTCTACAAGAATTGTCCGGTATAGCTTTCTCATCCATTGCCAGCATGCACAACACATGGATAGAGCGTAAAGAATTTGATGAACTCTCTGACAAAGAGAAATCAGCAATAAAAAGTATATCTACCAAGATATTGAAAAAAAATATCGGAACAAGTGATGCTCCGGAAATTGTAGATGTTGAATATGTGAAGATAGAACTTTATGATAAGATAAAGGCTATTGAGCGTATATGTAAAATGCTTGGGTTTGATGAGCCTACCGAAATAGAGATGAATACCAGCAAACCCATAAGTGTCGAGGATGCAAAGAAACTGATAGAAAGGCTATGATGGACGGTGTACGGTATCTACAAGCATTTTGTATGTCGGGCGTTCTCAATTACACAAAATTTTTCTTTAAAAGTAAAACAGGGCGCAAATTTGTAGTGAGCAGACACCATGAACGCATATGTAATGCGTTGGATGATGTTATTTCCGGAAAAATTCAAAAACTGATAATCAATATTGCACCACGATATGGAAAGACCGAATTAGCCGTAAAGAACTTTATATCATACGGATTGGCACTCAACCCTTCCTCAAAGTTTGTCCATCTCTCATATTCTGACGATTTGGCTCACGATAATTCAGAAGAGATTAGAGACATAGTTAAATCAGAAGAGTATCAACAGTTGTTCCCGTATGTCCAGATAAAGAGAGGAACAGACAGCAAAAAGAAGTGGAGTACCACAGCTGGCGGTGGTGTATATGCGGTGTCAACAGGTGGACAGATAACGGGATTTGGCGCTGGAGAGGTGGACGATATAGATGATAAAGAAACAGAAAAAGAAATAGATAGCATATTAAAGGGGGCAAGGTTTTCCGGCGCCATTGTCATAGACGACCCTATTAAGCCGGAGGACGCTTTGTCTGACGTGAAAAGGGAAAAGGTTAACCAACGCTTTGAAACTACTATCCGTAACCGAGTGAACAGCCGAAACACCCCGATTGTAATAATCATGCAGCGCCTGCATGAGAATGATTTGTGCGGCTATCTTATGAAAACAGAGCCAGGGCAATGGACTGTTCTTTCATTGCCGGTCATAGAAAAAGAAGCGGACGGGAAAGAATTTCCTTTGTGGGAATTTAAACACACATTGGATGAATTGCATAATCTTAATAGAATAAATCCATTCGTCTTTGAAACACAATATATGCAGAACCCTACACCTATAGAAGGTCTTATGTACGGTACATTCAAGACTTATAGGGAAATACCATATACCAACCGTGCCATTCGGAAAAATTATACCGATACCGCAGATACGGGCAGTGACAGATTATGTTCCATAGATTATGTGGATACAGAAATAGGCAACTTTATTTTAAGCATACTGTATACGGACGCTCCTATGGAGGTTACGGAGCCGAAAGTTGCAACCATGCTTGCTAAGGACGGAATAACCGTGGCTAATATCGAAAGCAATAACGGTGGACGTGGTTTTGCCCGAAACGTAGAGCGGCAATCACGCATAATGGGCAATAATGAAACAGAAATAAAATGGTTTCATCAGTCGGGGAATAAGGAAGTTCGAATATTTACCCGCTCCGCTGAGGTTATGAATCTTACATATATGCCGGAAGGTTGGGAAGTGCTCTTTCCTGAATTTTATGCAGAGATAAAATCTTTTAGGAAGTTCGGGAAAAACGCACATGATGATGGGGCAGATGCTCTTACCGGAACCGTAGAAAAACGCGGAGATTTTGAATATGACAGCTATGAGGCTGCGACAGTCGCATTTTCCGGCATTCCAATTGTAGAAATACATCCACTGCTTAATGGGCGTTTTCTGTATGCGAAAGTGTATGTTGTACATGATACAATATATGTGGACGATGCGTATATAGGAGAATTGATTCCCATCAAAGAAATCGCCGCGCTGGTCGCTGGTGCCGATGTAAACATTGAGACTTCGCAGGCGATGCTTCATTATATACGCGATTATAGGGCTGAAATAGGTGATGTGTGGGCAAGGCAAGAAAATACAGGAAAACTTTCTTATATTGAAGCATTTAAGGGGCTAATTCGAGATTTTAAATTCAAGAGGGATAATAAAATGTCCTTATTTATGCGTAATCTAATGGACTATGACGGCAAAGATGTCTATGAAGCAATGTATGTATTGTGTTGTATAGCGGATAGAGTAAAAAGAAAATCAAAAAAATAATCATAAAAATGATGTTTGTTATTTGGAATTAGTCTAAATAATATATATATTTGCACACGTAGGGTCACTACAAGCGTGTGAAGTTGCACGCAACCGTATTAATGGACTAAAACACTAAATATATGGGAGTGGCCGCATTTATTTGCTGTCACTCCTGCTTTGTATATGGGCATATTTACTAAATTTTGGAAGCCAGAGAATAAAAAGTCTATTCCGATGTATGATAATGTAAATCGGGTAGAAAGAGATGCAGCAGGAAACTACTGGTTTTTGTCCGATTTGTTCGGAAGGCGTTCCAAATGGAAAGTGTATTATGACATGACTAACAATTTGGATAAAGCCGGAGCGCTTGTTTCCTGTACGCCTTTCTTCACTGTAGTTGATAAAATCGGCTCTATGATGTCCCGTGGTATTCCTTATGTGGTAGATAAGGATGGAAATGAAAAAAGGACATTTGCCGATATACGTAATATACTCAACGCTCCCAATCCGCTGCAAACATTCTCTTCATTTATAAAGCAAATTGAAATATGTCTTAAGGTATTCGGCTATTGTCCAATTGTTCTTGTTAGAGCGACAAAAACAAGCACTCCTAAGGCAATGTGGATAATTCCACCTGAGATTTTCCATATGGAAGGAACCGGTAAGGTGTTTCGCCAATACGAACTGAAAAATATTATATCAAGTGTATATATAGACTGTAACGGAACTCGATTAGAGTTGGAGGACTATGAATATCTTGTAATATATGACAGCAATATAGTAATAAATAGCGGTGCGACTGCTGATGTCAAATTTGAGTCCGTTTCAGATAGCCTTTCCCAGCCTATATCAAACTGGGTAGCTTCTATGTCTGCAAGCCATACATTGCTTGTAAATGGTGGTCCTAAAGGCGTGCTCTATAATGATTATACTGACCAGATGGGAAATGTTGCCCTTTCCTCGGAAGATGAAAAGGATATAAAGGACAGATTTAAACGTGATTATGGCTTAGTAAACAAGGAATATCCCATTTTGGTGACACGTTACAAATTAGGATGGCTTCCTCTTGATTTTAATGCTGATGAATTAAAACTTCATGAAGAGGATAAGAGGTGTACAGATAAGATTGCCAATGCAATGGGCATAAATGCCAATCTTTTTACGGATGCCAAATACGACAACCTTGAAAGTGCCGGGAAAAAGGCTTATCAGGACGTAATCATTCCAGATAGCCGAAAGATAGCAGAATGTCTTTCAAAAGCCATATGTCCGGAAGGTGTTTTTATTAAGATTGATTTTACAGATGTTGAATGCCTTCAAACCAATAAGGAGACAGAAGCCAATACATTGGTTAAAGTTGCTGATGCCTTACAGAGATTGATAGATAAGTCTTTGATAACACATGATGAGGCACGTATAGAAGTTGCAAGATACATAGATATTGACCCGGATAATCCAAAAGGAGATTTTGATAGCAATGCAGCAAGCAGTGCATCTGTTGAAAATAACGTCAATAACAGTAAGGAAAATGGAAACAATGACAAATAAATACAAAGATAAGATGGGGATGCAGTATAAATTGTTCTCCATAAACTCAAAGGATGTCCAATACAGCCCCGAAAGCCGGACTATCAGCGGATACGCTGCTGTATTCGGAAACGTGGATAAGGCTCATGATATTCTATTGAAAGGTTGCTTTTCAAAAAGTATCAATGAAAGAGGGCCGCAAAGCCAGGCAAATGACAAAATTATACTCCTTTGGATGCACGACATGTCAGAGCCTTTGGGATTTATTACAGAATTGAAAGAAGATGATAGAGGGCTTTATTTTGAGGCGCGCATAGATGAGATTGAACTTGGAGATAGGGCCATAAAACAACTTGAGTCAGGCACGCTTAATCAATTCTCTATTGGCTATGAATATGTATGGGAGAATTGCGAATGGGATTACGAAAAACAAGCTCTGATTGTTAGAGAGGTTAAGCTGTATGAAATATCGGTAGTATCAATTGGCTGTAATGGAGAAACTGAGTATTTGGGGTTGAAGTCAATTGAAGACTACGAAAACGCTTATAAGGATTTAAGCGGTGAAATTTCCTTGTTATGTAAAAATATGAGTACAACCAAGCAACAGCGTTTGCAAAAAATTATAGCCAAAGCAATGTCACTTGCATCTTTTAGGCCGGACGGTGTTATACCTGCTCCACCCAAAGGGATGGAAGCCGGCAGTAATGGCAAAACGGAAGAAAAATCATTATGTAATTTATTAAAACTAAAATCGGTATGAAATTAGGATTTTTAGAACTTATGGACACATCCGGCTTGTCCGAAGAAAACAAGAAGTTTTTTGAATCTTTGGACGAAAAAATGGGAGAAGCCTTTGAAAAACAAGTGAAAGGCTATCTTGCGGATGAAGTGAAATTGGAAGATTTGCGTAAATCCATAAAGGATGCCGCTGATTCCATAAATGACATCAAGGAAAAGGATTTTGCCGGCATTGACAAAAAGACTTTTGAGGAGAAGGTTAATGAATTGGAGAATGCCATTTTACGTGTAAAGGCTTCTACCGAAGTAGGTAAAAACGGGGAGGTAAAGATTAAATCTGTTTATGAGCAGCTACACGAACAGCTCAAGGAGTATATTGCTGCGGACAAGAAGGGCGTTATGTCTCTTGATTTGAAATCGGCTTGTCAGTCGGCTCCCGGCAATAAGTTGGGATTAAATCTTGTGCTGGAAAAGAAAGACGCTGCAACTATTACTTCCGGGTCCCTTGCTCCGCATTACGGACTTGAGGTTGACCCAAATTTATCAGTCAATCCGAGAGCGCAAACCGTCATTAGAAAATATGCAAATGTATCAAGTACAAATAATAGGGCTTTGGTTTATGCGGAATATACAAGCAAGGACGGAGATGCTGCATGGGTTCCTGAAGGTGGGCTAAAGCCTTTGATGGATGCGACATTGACAGAAAAAACAATAACCGCTGCCAAAGTGGCTATTGCTGCTAAATTTACAGAGGAAACGCTGTCGGATTTTCCCAGCTTCGTCAATGAAGTTGAAACGGAAATGGTAAATAAACTTGGAATCAAAGAAGAGCAGGGAATTTTGTCAGGCAATGGCTCTGGTGGAGAAATAAAAGGCGTTGCATCGGATATGCCGGCATTCTCTCTCTCTACTTTCTATGTTGAGAAGCCAAATATGTTTGATGCTCTTGTGGCTGGATATTCGCAAATTGTATCCACCAGCGAAATGGCTTATCGTCCGAACCTTGTACTGATGAACCCATTGGATTACGCATCCATGCAGTTGGCTAAGGATGCTAACGGTCAATATCTCCGCCCATTCCGATATGGAGATGAATTGATTCAGGGATTGCGTGTAGAAACTACTACAGCAGTGAAACAAGGAGATTTCATCATGGGTGATTTCTCATACTTGAACATTCGTGACTTGTGGGAATTGTCTATTACCTTAGGATGGGAGAATGACGATTTCCGCAAGAATATCGTGACTGTAATCGCAGAGAAGAGGCTGATGTGTTATATCAAGTCGCAATATAAGACCGCATTTGTAAAGGACACATTCTCTACTGTAATAGAAGGTATCACTCAAGGAGCATAAGGAGAATAATTATGGGAAAAGAATATAGAATAAACCTGACTAAGCGTTATAACGTAACATTTGTCAAGGATGGTGTGAAGTATAAAACAGGCGATGAAGTTTCAGTCGGAATGGCTCTTGCGAGCAAGTTTTATGCCGAGGGTAAAATTGAAGCGACAAACGAACTGATTAATGATGCCAGAGCGTTGGGTTGCGAGGAGTTGTTCACTAAACGTAAATCTGCGAAAAAAGATACGGTATGATAATTGACTACGAATCTTTCACCGGGTTGCTGAGTGTCGGGATAAATCCTGACACTGGCGCTCCCTCTATAACAAGAGATGCGGAGTTGGGCAAAATAGAATCATATATTTCCGTATATGAACAGGAATATTTGATTCGTATACTTGGTGAGGATATGTGTAAGGCTTTTACCGATTATCTTAACTCAAAAGAAGATAGCGTTGATGATAAATGGGATAGGCTGCTTGCTATTTTATCAGAAAAATACAGCCCTATTGCTTGCTATATATTTTTCAAGTATATAGCGGACGGTAATTACAGCGTAACAAATGTTGGAACAGTAACCTCTGCCAATGGAGATGCTGTTTCTCCACAAGTTTTGCAAATTAGGGCATGGAATGATATGGTAAATATGAACAAGCGTGTTTATAAACTTTTGCAAGGAAAGGAATATGCTGGTGTATGTTTCAATCCATGTATGTTGCGTAAAATAAACTGTATGGGAATATGAAGCCGGTAAATGATATATTTGCGGACATTGTAAAAAAGGTATCGAAAAGATACGGAAGCAATGTGTCGTTTTTATTCGGAGACTGGGCCTACATAAGCAATCAATTAACTTTATGGGGTAAAAGTCCCAAGACAAGTAAATTGAAGTTTCCTATAATATGTCTTTATTCTCCGTTCACGGAAGATAGAAGTTCTGCCGAGACTGAAGTTAGCCTGGAGTTTATTATTATGGTAAACACTTTGAAAGGGTATTCGAATGAAGACCGGCAAAAGACTTCCTTTGAGCAGGTATTGCGACCTATATACAATCTTTTCTTGGATGAAATCAAGAAAGACATAAACATTGTCCGTAGTTACAATGATGTGGTTCCACATTCCTACATTGAAAACTACAGATATGGAAGGGTTGGGGTTATAGGAGAAGACGGGAAGCCATTCAGTGATTTTATTGATGCTATTGAGATGAAAAATGTAAATTTAACCATTAAAGAAGTAAAATGTTATGGCAATAGATTATAGAAAATGCCCGGGCGTTGCAACTTTTAATACGGGTAGTTCCGTGTGTGTGCTTGACCCTGGTAAAATAAAAGCTATCATACTGACTATTCACGGTCATAAGATACCTACAGAGAAAACAGCGGAAGCCTTTGAAAAGGCTTGCCATGCAGACCGTCCGGGAAGAATATTCCCTATCAAAACGATTGTGGAATATGCACCTTCCGGTGGAGAGGCGCAAACTTTCGCTACGGGATATGGCCCTACTAAAATCACAAGCTATTCAGCTAAAAATGATGTATGGACTTTGCAGGACTACGATGCCAGCTTGAAAGCAAACATCATGGTGGCAAAGAATGTGGCATTTGATGCTTATTTTGTAGATGAGAACAACGTCATTTACGGAATGAATGACGGTACGAAAGATTTGGCAGGCATTCCACTGTCCGGCGTTTATCCGGGCGGTCAGGATTGGGATTCTTCCGGTACAGAAGCCAACTTGACTATCGCAACCATGTTCAAGGATTACGAGAAATATATCAAGAATGCGGATGTGAGAGCTTATGATTTTGATGTTGTTGACGCATTGAAAGGGTTGGTTTATGTTGATTTGGTATCAACGGAAGACAAAAAATACAAACTTATAGAGCACTTCGGGAAGCTGGATATTACGGAGTACTATGGTGAGTTGCTACAAAAGAATGCAACTACTGCATTACCCAATGCAACAGATGTTTCTTATGCAAACGGCATTATAACAATAAACGAAGGTACTGCGGAACTTGCATCTCCCTCTGTATTGCAAGAAGCTGGAATTACGGGTATTGAGGCTTGGACATGATAGTCGAAGGAATCTCATTTAATGAAGAAAGGGTAAAGAGTATGAAGAAGAGGGACTTCATAAATATTTATAAGAATGTGTTTTTTCTTGACCGACCGCCCGAAGAAAGGGAGAAAACCCTTTCGTCCATCTACGATGATATAGCATCTTCCGGTGCGGCAAGACAGAAAAAAGATGATTGTATATTATGATGGTGGTATCGTTTAATTAGGGGCGTTCATTCGCCCCTAAATTGTCTTGACTATGGCTAACATTATTGAAGCAGAAGAAAATTTCAGACGGTTTGCTACCGGATTTGAACCGATGATACGGGATATTATGGTAAAAAACAGAGAAGAAGTTTCCCAATATATTGTAGAACAACTATGGTCAGGTATTAACGGAAATGACAAACCATTACGCCCTACTTACCTTAATGACCCGTACTTCAATACCAAAGAAGCAGGGTATTGGTATAAGAACGCCAAAGGCTATGCTGCTTTCAAGCAAAGGGTAGCCCCGCTTATGTATTCTTCGCTGATAAACGCTCCCGTAAGTTCAAAAGGAACACCAAACCTGATAATTACGGGTGAATTTCACGATTCTATTACAGCCGTACCGATAGATAAGGGGCTAAGGATTGAAAGTGTGGGGATAAGCTTTAGCGGTGATATAGAAAAGAAATACGGACAGGCGATTTACAAGGTCGGTTCTTATGCGAGAAAGGCATTCATGGAAAGGCATATAAAGCAAGGTATTGCGGATTATTTTAGAAAATTCGGTTTATAATGGGATGTGCGTGTGAAAACAAAAAGAGAATGGCAGATATAGCTAAGATGCGTTCGCTTGCAAGAAAAGCCGCAAAGATGGAGGGGAAAGTATATATCCTTTATGAGAAAGACGGGGTTTTCAATTTTTGCCCAAGAGGCGAAATGTTCAACGGGAAACTGATTGAATATGTTTGGTTCTGATATTAAAAAAAGAACACTGTTTTTTGTATAACCCCCGTAATTTTTCTGCCTTTAAATTGAAAAATATTAAAAACAGAACAAAGGCGGGATAACTCCCGCCTTATACAATCATTTCCTGGTTATTATACTCATGTGTGGGTATTTGGTTTCATGAATTGTCGGCTTCTTGGGCTTTTCTCCTTTGAGTTCTGCAAGTTCCGCCTTGACTTCCTTAAGTTCGTTCAATAAATCCGTATATCCTTCCGTCAATCGGAGGATGTGTTGCATCATTGCTGTGCTGATTTCCATAATAGATGAATATTTGTTTTAGTCGTTATTTCTGCCATCTGCCCGCCAGCCGTATTGCTGACGGGGCATCATAACGTGAACGTTGGTCGAACCTCAACGTGCGTCTATGCTTGTTTATGTGGCAATATTTTCCTAACAGTTATCAAATCGCTATTTTCGTTTCTTTTATTCTGCCGAACATCTTGTAAATTTCCACTAACCAATAGATACAGTCTGGCTTTATTTCTTCCTCTATGCACCCGATTGTATGAATGGCATCTATTATTTTATTCTGCCATTCCTCACCGCCGTCAAAATCTAAAGTAGGCTTCATAGCCTCGTACAACAGCATTGCTTTTTCCTCGGTTGATAATTCTTTCTTTTCCATGATGAATATTTGTTTAGTCTTAAATTATAGTATATAATGTAGGCTGTACGTCATTGCTCCGTACCTCTTGCCGCAATCTATTATGTTATTGAATTATTTATAAGTAAAGCTTATGGTGCATTGCCCTACTGATTTCCCTTTACTGAACAAGTTAATGAAATACCTTTGCCCATAAGGGGTGATTACAGCCTTTCTGTTGATGAATACCATTCCTTTTGCAGGTTGGGTTTTCTCTGCAACTTTCATTACTCCTAAAGACATTGACCTTTGGGTCGGCAGATTGTAACGTGCGCCTTTGCTCAACAGATACCCGCTCCACCGGAGCCATTCATATAGAGAGTTCTGCCCCTTTTTGAATAGTCCGTTCTGCTTTAGGATATTCGCCATTTCACCAATGGATATACAATCTTCGGATTGCATGATGCAGTCCGCAAAATCGGCTTTGGGCTGGAGTTTGGTAATTTTTGCATCTTTCTGCTCGATTTGCTTTTGTTGCTGTTCTGCTTCAATACGGAGTTGTTCCTTTTCCTTTTCAGAAGCTACTAATGCTTCCAATGCCTCAAGATAAGTTTGTGGAGTCTTGATAACTTTTTTCTCATTTTCGAGGTATTCTAAACGATTAATTATTCTTTCACGCAGAACTGCATCATAACCAGATGCAAGAATAAGGCATCCCTTTGGGGTGAGATTAAAACAAGGAAGTTCTTTATATCCTCCTCTTGGTTGTGGCTGTTTGTAGGATGTCTCCACAAAATTGTGGTGTGATACCCCTTGTTTAAGCAAGTTCCTGATGTCTCGTAAGACAGCATCATGTCTTTTGCCCGTAACCTCTGCGATTTCAAGAGAGGTTATTCCTTTTAAATTTGGAATTAAATCTTCCATAACTATTATAATTTAGACAATAAAAAAACTGCACTACGTGTTGTCTAAGTCCTAATAGCGAAACTCCGGGGGTGTTTCCACTTCCCGACACGGTGCAGTTATATCTTGTATATTTTAAGATACAATATTAATATGTAAGGGCACAAAAAATGCCGCTATGTTTGCGGCTTCGTACCGCTATTAGTTTTAGACACTACAAAGATACGAACATTTTCCGAATTAGCAAATGCTCTTTTGTAATTTATATTATATCTAAATTATAAATATTTTCTTTAAATATATTGGCTGTCTCTTTCTTTTAGAGTTATTTTGCAAACAAAACTTAAAACAAATATCTTTTATGCAACATAAAAAATTTGATAACATTTAAAAGCTTATGAAAAAACTATTATTTTTGTTTCTGATTTTGCTATCAGTAACATCATGTAAGAGCACTTATTATGAAATAGGATATTCCCTTGATTATAGAGAATATGTCAAAGACCCTAACTTTGTAATTAATCCTACTGAAATTGGGAATAAGGATTTTACTCCCGTAGGTCCAATATATTTGGAGTTTCATTCAGGAAATAAAGTAAAAAAAGAAGATAGAAACTATGTGCATGAAAAAAGAAGCATATCTATTGGAAAATATTATGTCCCTACTTATGAAAGAATGATTTCATCCGCAGTTAATAAAGCCAAAGAGATGGGCGCAAATGGGATTATTTCGTTTAGTATTGAAAAAATAGAAAAGGGTAGGTCTAATTTACCGGTATATATAATCAGTGGAAATGCAGTGATATACTAATTGTATTCTTAAGATTATTTCCAAATAATAAAGCCAGATGTAATGTCTGGCTTTTTCTTTTTCTCTTCCCTTTTATGATTTTCATTTTTGCCTTTCTTATTTAGAAAATTATAAATAATTCAATATCTTTGCATTATCATGTGATGTTGCATGACACCCAATATTAGGACTTATGGCAAACGAATTTATAATTACCGATTTAGTCGACAAGAAAGCCGTACAACAATTAAAGGAACTCCGTCTTGAATTTGATAGTACAAAAGGGTCTTATGTGGAACTTGCTAAGGAGTTGGCGCAAGGAGTAAAAACTAATCCCAAAACATTTGATGAACTTTCCCAAAAAGCACGTAATTATACCTCGCTGTTGGAGAAATTGAATAAGACGCAGGAAAAGATGGCATCTATTCAGGCGAAACAACTTACCGTGCTACGTCAAGTATCCCAGCAACTAAATTCAATGTCATCTTTGCAAAAGTTAAACCTTCTGTTTGAACAGTTCGCTAAAAATATCAAGAATGCAAGTGATATGCTTGCCGGATTATCTTCCGCATCCAACCAGGTGTCTTCGGCGCAGGATAATGCGGCTAAAAGTACCCAAACAGCAAGTAATATAATAAGCCAGGCATCCACTCAATTGCAGGCGGCAAATATGAACTATGCCGCCATAATCGACACCGTACAGGCATATGATGGCGAAGTTACTAAGTTAACGGCTGATACCATAGCCAATAAAGAGGCTATGAAAAAGATTGATGCAGATATTAAAGCTCTTGGAAAATCTTATAAAGATGGGGAAATAACTTTGTCTGAATATATAAAGCAGTCTTCGCTATTAAAGCAGAGGCATACTGAATTGATGGCGCAAAATCAACAATATTCGGCTTTGATAAAAAATCATTCCACGGCAATTATTTCAGCTTCCGGCAGTTATTATGAAATGAATGCCGCCATGCTTGAATTGCAGAAAAGGTATAAGGCGTTGAGTGAAGCTGACCGGGAAAGTAGTGTCGGAAAGAATTTGATAGCGCAAGCCAATGCTTTGAATAATAAGTTGAAAGAAATTGACTCTCAATTTGGGAATTATCAAAGGAATGTAGGTAATTATGCGTCCTCTTGGAATGGGCTTAATGTTCAGACGCAGCAGTTATTGCGAGAGTTACCGTCTTTGACAATGAGTTTCAATCAATTCTTCCTTGCCATATCCAATAACTTGCCAATGTTTGTGGATGAATTAAAAAGAGCAAGTGAAGAGTTTAAGCGGATGAAATCCGAAGGACAAACTGCGGTTCCGGTATGGAAACAACTTCTTGGCAGTTTATTTTCTTGGCAATCAGCACTTGTAATAGGTATAACATTATTGTCTGCGTATAGTTCGGAGATTATAGATTGGGTTGCGAGTTTGTTTAAGGCAAAGAAGTCAATCAGTGAAATAGCGAGTGCGGAAACTAACTTGGCAAATGCAAGGCGTAGGGGAGTTTCTGATAGTATTAAGGAAAGAACAGAGCTGGATTTGTTATACAAAGCAACGCAAGACAACAAACGTTCTATGCAAGAACGTATTGCTGCCATTGATGAGTTGCGAAGTAAATATCCTTCATATTTTGAAAATATGTCAAACGAGGAAATTCTTGCAGGCAAAGCAACCAAATCTTATAAAGAACTTCGTACAGAACTTGTTGCAAATGCTATTGCAAGGGCCCAATTGGATAAAATGACAGAAATTGCATCACAAAGATATGAAGCTTGGATAAAAAGGACTAATCAATATAACACGTATTTAAAAGCACAGAGAAAAGAAGAAGAAGCAAAATTAGCATTAGAAAAGGCTACCCAAAAGGCGAGAGAAAAAGGCATAGAAGAAGGTAGTAAGCGAGAATCTGTGTATTTATCAAAAAGAAGGTCTGATTTAGAAAAAGCACAAGAGCAAACCAAAAAAGAGGAAGAGGCTTGGAAGTTCTTATTGAAAGTGACGACCGATTACGATAAGACTTTGGAGGGAATGGCTAAAAATATCAATGTAGGAGCATTGGTTAATGACCCGGGTAAAAATAATAAAGCTTATGACGATGAAAAAAAGAAAGCGGAAGAATACGCTGAATATATCAAGAAGATAACAGAGGATTTATCCAAATCTAAAATAGAATTGATAGCTGACGGTAGAGAAAGAGAAATAGCTGAAATCAGTAAGGAATACGATGATAGGATTAAAGAGATAAAGGGTAGGACAGACGAAGAAATAGAGCTTCGGAAAAATCTTGAAACGCTGAAAGGAAAAGCCATTGCGGAAATAAACGATAAATACGATAAAGAACTGCTTGAAATAGAAAAAACAAATCTTGAAAACAGATTGGCTTCCATTGGAGAAAGCTCGAATGAAGAATTAGACAAAAGGCTTAATCTCCAAATACAACTCAATAATATGATGCGTGATGCGGAAATAAAGGATGCTGAAAAGAATGGAGAGGATGTTGTGGCGATACGCATGAAGTACATGCAACGGGAAAATTCTCTCATAATGCGAAACCTCCAAGAAAGAATTGGGTTGATTGAGGCAAATACTGATAAGGTGGTAAACGAGCAGGAAACATCCGCCTTGAAAGAAGCTAATATCATAAAAAAACAATATGCAAATGGCGAAATAAGCAAAGAGGATTACGAAAAGAAATTATATGATATTGGGGTTAAGTATGCTAAGGCGCGTCTTGAAACACTTATGAAAGAGGCGGAGGCTGAAATGTCCCTTCTTGACCCAAATAGTGAAAAGTATCAGGAGCTAGAAGACAGGTTAGCCAACCTTCAAGCACAGATAAACGGAATAAATTATGATGATGCTACCAAAAAACGGGAAGAATGGATAGACAAGTTTAAAGAGGGTTTGTCAGGGATGAACTCCGCCGCAAGGGATGCACTTGGTGAAACGGCAGGAATATTCGAGGGGTTATCTGATATAATGGTTGACGTAGCAGAGGATGGAAAGTTAAGTTTTGAAAACATGGCGGAAGCCGTAGGGAAGATAGTATCAGGCATCACTTCGCTGATGACCGATATATATGATGCCCGGATAGAAAACATTGAAAAAGAACAAGAAGCCAACGATGAAGCATACGATAAAGAAATAGAACGTATAGAAGCCCTTGAAGAAAATGGTGCAATTTCCACCGAAGAGGCAGAAGCTCGCAAACGTGCAGCCGAAGATAAGACAGCCGCCAAAAATGCAGAGCTGGAAAAGAAAAAAGCTGCATTACAAGAGAAGCAAGCCAAATGGGATAAAGCAAATTCTATTGTTCAAACGACTATTGCTACCTCATTGGCTATTATGAAAGCGTATGCAACAGCGGGACCGATTGCTGGTGCAGTATTTGCCGCAATAGTAGCCGCATTGGGAGCCGCACAAGTTGCTATCATAGCAGCCCAGCCCATTCCCAAATACGCCAAAGGAACAAAAGACCATCCCGGCGGTTTGGCAATAGTAGGTGATGGCGGCAAGAAAGAGGGTATCGTAACTAATAACGGGCTTTTTATCACTCCTGATAAGCCGACATTGGTAGACCTTCCGGCGCATGCGCAGGTAATCCCTGATTTGTCATATATCTATGACCGTAGAGGACTTACATCGGATTATGGTTTATTGGAACAAAAGCTAAAGAATATGAGAGAAGAGGGGATTGTTGTTAATGTAAACAACGATTACAGCCGACTTGAAAGAAAGATGGAAAGCAATACCAAACAATTGCAGAACATTGGTCGGATTATGAAGAAAGCCAACCATATCGCGGATTATAATTGGATTTCAAGCAGAGTATAAGATATGATATATAATGACTTAAACAAAATATGCCTTTCCCGCTTTATAGACATATTCCTGGGGGATATTGATAAGGTTGTTCAAGGCGGAAGATATAGTATCAGAGAAAAGGCTTTGGCGGCCGAGAAGCTATGCAATGAATACTTATCAATAATAGGGGGAAAGTCTGTTTCCGCCCAAATAAACCGGAAAAATGAAGTGCTGAAAATTCAAATCCGATTAAATTGCCTTGCCATATGTCAGGAACTCATTTCTTCCGGAAACTGGAGTGATGCTGTAGAAGTCATGTCTGCTTTGGGTTATAAATTCAGAGAGGGCGAACATGATAAGATAAAGAACCGGATAAGCAGCGTTTCCGCTTCTGACAACTACCGCCTTGCAAAATTGCAGGAAACATCTCCTGATATAGGGAAAATAAAAATGGATAGGGAATATTTTACCAAAGAACGCGTTTCTTTAATGTCTCATGTAAAAATGCACATTGATGAAAACACGTTCTCCGCCAAAGAATATGCCTATATGGTCAGGCGTATGTGTGATGACATAGATGCTATGATACGTTCAACTTCAAAAAAGAAATAGATATGTATTACAGATGTGAACTGTTGATAGGCGGAATGACATATGACGCCACAAATGAGCTTGTTAATTGGGACGATGTAGAGATGTCTTTCAAGAGAGGGGATTATGACGGAGTTGTTCGTAGTTTTTCCACAAAATTTGAGTTTGCCAACGGTGCTTATTCGCTATTGCTGAAAGAATATTTGTCGAATTACCTGAACTCATCCGCAACACTCGTGTTTTATACCCGGAATAACTCATGGCTGTTAAATGAAAAGTTCAGATGCGCTTTGGACTACTCCACATTTTCCTACAATGATACGACGTGCGAAATAAATGCCGTCGACAACAGTCTCGCAAGCTTGATTAAGGCAAAGAAAGGCACGCAGTATGAATATCCGGTAAAAGAAATAAAGGAGTCCCAGCCTTTGGATTATGACAGATTGTTGATGAACAGTGATATAAAATGGTCTATACCAAGTGACGCGGAAGAGCCTAATGTTTCCCATGTAATGACTGCTTATCCTAATGCTTATTATACTATTCCTTTTTATATGTTAGGACAACCGGAAATTACGACAAAGGACATTGTAGAGGTTTTTGATACGGCTGAAAACCGATTTGAAAGTACGGAAAGTCTATTCGGAGAATATCTGTTCAAAAATATATCTGACAGGGATTTGACCATACGGATAAAAGTAAAATTCAGTGTATTCATTACGTATCAGAGACCAGGCGTATCCTTCCCGATATATATACGGCTTTCCTCTTATAATGAAAATAGTAAAGAGCTTAAAATATATTATCAATCCGCTACAATTCAAACATTTAATACATACACTGTCGATATTGATGAGAATTTGACAATATCTCCAGGTGAGATGATTAATTTCAATATAGCACTTGCAAAATCTGACCCTATATATCAAAATTTTCCCGTTAATTTTAAATTCAACAGTCTTGACACACCGTTAAATATAAGTTTTTCCGAGCGTGGAAAATCTGTAAAAATAGATTGTATCAGTCCTAAAGTATTGCTTAACCGTTTACTGAGGTCTATAACTGATAAGAACAATGTAACGGGTGAAATCGCCACCGGAGTAGATGAGCGTTTAGACATGGCGATGATAGTTCCGGCAGAAAGCATACGAGGACTTCCCAATGCCAAAATATATACATCTTATACCAAATTCGCCAATTGGATGAGCGCGGAATTTGGGTTTGTCCCTGTAATCGGTGACGAGAAGGTGACATTTGTTCATCGTGATACTTTATTCCAAGATACAGAAATAAAGGACTTGCAGGACAGCACTTCCGATTTGGAATACAATGTGAATGCCGGACTGGTTTATTCGGGGGTAAAAGTCGGGTATGACAAACAGGATTACGACAGTGTAAATGGTCGCGATGAATTCCGCTTTACCAATGAATACACCACCGGCATTACATTGACAGATAACGTATTGGAATTAGTTAGCCCATATAGAGCCGATGCTTATGGTATGGAATTTCTTGCGGAAAAAAGAGGTGAAGATACGACTGACAGCGACAGTGATAATGATATATTCTTTGTTGGAGCATCACTTGACGGAGAAAAATACAAGCTTGTAAGGGATGGATATACAATATCCGGTGTCATATCTCCTTCTACTATGTTCAATGCCATGTATTCCCAAAGGTTTATGATTGAAGCAAACGCAAGGTATATAGGTGCTTTTGCCAACGCGTTGGAGTTTACATCATCTGACGGTAACAGTGATGTGACAATCAATGGAGTTAGCGAAAGGTCGAGCATTGTATTGGAAAACAAACTGTTCACAGTAGGAGAACTTTCCGTCAAGACCGGAGATTTGGAAATACCGTCAGACTTGACGGGTTACATTCGGGTGGAAAAGAACGGGCGTATCTATAAAGGCTACGTAAAAAGTGCAAGCTATAATTATGGACGACCGGAAGCGGTAAAATATTCTTTGATAGTCAAGAGTGTGGATTAATAGATGAGGAGATTTCATATAAGTCTATCAGGCACTCTTTATTTTACAATGTATTATTTGGAATTGGTCTAAATAGTATGTATATTTGCGCATGATGTGTGAAGTTACACATCACTATAAAAGGACGAAAAGACATGGTAAAAGTTGGTGATGTTTGCCCTCTTTTTTTCTCACCTGTAAAAGATAAGTTTGGGCTTGATATGGACTATATTCAGAAGTTCCACGCTTCTGATAAAATCCATATACAGGTATTCACTAATGCTTCTGAGGAAGTTTCAGCGAGCCTGAACAATCTTGCCGCAGGAAATTCTACACCAATATCACTTTCCACATATAATCATAATGACAATGTAGTGATGTATTACGCCATTCTTCGAGACTTGGAGGATGCCGTATATACGGTTACAATCAACGAAGATACATCAGAACCTTTTATCGTATGCTCCTCTGATGACTTGTTAGAGGAAACTGTGCTTATCCGTTATTCCCATAAAAGCAATAACTCCGCTTTTGATAACATATTTTGGGTAGATGATATTCAGCAAGTATTTAATTTTCGTGTGGAAGCAGGATTTAAACCTGGAGGATATTCCCCTCGAATAGATAATGAGCAATATCGCAACCAAATGCAAGAGATAGAAGAATTATACGCAGTACCTTATGATGTGTATAATCTTACGATAGGAAATTCAAGCGGCGTCCCTTATTGGTTTGCAAAACACATAAACCGTATTTTATGCCTTTCTATGGTGGAAATTGACGGGACAAGATATGTCCGTTCGGAAAGTTCTGTTCCGGAAATGACGCAAGTTATTGAAGATAGCCAGCTGTTCCATATAAATATGGCTCTTGAATTGCAGAATAACGATATTGCAGGTATTGGCGGCTCTCCTGAAGCTGGTTCTTCCGCCTCTTTCCCTGCATTCCTGATAGACCACGCCAAAGATGGAGAGATGTTGCAATTCAGCGCAGAAAAAGCTGCATTTACTAATGTTGATAAGGTTGAGGTATGAAAAAAAGGCTTAGTAAAATATTATGGTTTGGTGATGCTCTTAATGAAAACAATCAGGCAGCTCCCCCTGCTTTATCTCCGAGTGATGAAGAGCATTTACAAGGTCTGAATCTCGGGGAAATATATATATGCGTCGCAGATGCCGACCCAGCACTGTTCATCAGGACTTCCGCCGACCGAATTGTCTACTTTAAGGCTCTTGATATAGAGGCTTTATCCAAGTTCTTTATAAGAAAAGACAGACCGGACGAAGCTGGATTTTTAATAAAGTTCTTAGGTGGATTGTTTTCAGACTACATCCAGTCCATGAACTTTTCTTCCGGTGCTCTCGGTGAAGGCTTTGTTATTAAAGTAGACAGCAAGACGGGAGACAGCTATTTGGAAGTAGACCATATGTTGGCACGCAAAAGTGCCACGTTTATTGAGTTGCTGATACAGCGATTACGCCAGGTTGGCGGTCAGATAATACTTTCTCCCGCATCCATGTCATGTTCTAAGGTAGAGGAATACGATACCTTTTACCGCTGTTACTTCGAGAACACAGACGGGGAAAAGACCATTGTTCAGGAATTTGTAATAGGAGACCAAGCCCGCAGCCAGACATTCAACATCAAGCCAGGCGTACATGAGAATGTCTCTAATACCTACTATTGGCGGTTGGTGACAAGCGTAGGTGACAATTACATAGACCTTTCGAAGAGCGACTGTGACACGGGGTCTGCCGCACCACAAGCAGGCGATGACATTGTACAGTTAGGCAACCGGACGGATAAGACCAGACAGAACGCCATCGTATTGGCAGCATACGGGAATGATACTCCGAGCTTCCGTCAGTATGCAGGGATTGATTCTTATTCTTTGACTGGTAAAGAAGTGACAGCTTTCAGTCCTAATGGGAATAAAGTTACTGGTGACTTTATCCTGAAAACGGGTGTGAATATCCTTACCCAGTTCAAGATATTGGAAGATTTGATTTACTCTGAAATCTCCAAAGTGCTTGACGAGGTGCAGGCAAAGGATAATTATCTGTATAACGCATCATTTGCAAGCAATACGAACGGTTGGGAGACAAAGAACGATGTTCGTTTCTTTACTGTGAACGGAAAGTTCTTATTAGTGAATGGGGAGTTCTATTCCCGCAAGGATGCCATGGCTGCCGTTATCAGAGACGGGGATAGAAACGTGCTTCGTATTCTTTCTTCCGGAATTAAACAGTCAAATGCTGATTTAGCCAATAAACCGACCTATGAGGAAGGGGAAGAACCGGGAAAGTTCTTTATCTCTTTCCGGTATAAGGTAGCTACAGCCGGAACGCTGACAATAGGATTTCCCGGTCAGAACCTGCATTTCACCGAACATCTTGAACCGGGCGAGGAATACGCAATGAAGGAGTATTCCGGCGCATGGGACGGAACGGGCGATTTTGAGTTGAAGTTTACGGGGGATATATACATACATTCGCTGGCTCTTGCCGAAAACGCATTCGAGGATTTATATACAAAATTGAGTTCCGAAATAGAGCAGACAGCGGAAAGTATCAGGTTGGAAGTAAAGGAACTCTCGGAAAGCAACAATCAAAGGTTCTCGCAGATTGAGCAGACAGCGGAAAACCTCAAATTGTCTGTTACAAAAATAGAGGAAGATGTAACGCAGTTGGGGCTGGACATCAATGGAGTTACCGATGAACTTAAATTATATGTCAAAAAAGACGGATTAGGTTCAGAAATCAATGTGGCACTTGATAACATTTCCGTGGTTTCCAAAAACATATACTTTACCGGAGATATATCCGCCAACGGGAATGTGTCTATTCAGGCAGACGGGACAATAAAGGCTATTGGTGGATATTTTGAAGGAGAGATAAATGCAAACAGCGGGGTGTTTAAAAATGTAAGAACTCCTAACAACTCTTTGGTGATAGACGAAAATGGGAATGTTAGCATTGTTGGCAAAATATCAACCGCTTCGTCAGGTACAAAAATAGAAATAAACCCAAATTCAAACAGCATAAAATTTTATAATTCAAAAGGATATGATGTGGGTGGAATTTCATTCCTTGATAGTGGAGGCGGAGGTACTTCTGTTACTTACCCAAGATTAAAATTAGACAATATAGCAAGTGATGGCAACTTAACTGCGTCTACTACCCTTTTTGCAGGGTCATTGTCAATGATTTCAAATTTAAGTGGTTCAAGATACCAAGTGTCTCTTGGCATCAGCGGACTTTCTTTTTATAAAGATGGAAGATTAACTAAATCATACCCAAGCTCATGAAAAAGATAAATTTTAAACAATTACTGATTGCTACGGACATTACCCGTAAGCATTGTGAAAATATAGATTGTAGAGAGAATTTTGCGAATGTATTATACCGGAACGGTAACGGTATCGCATCGCATGCACTCGCTTTGAAGATATACAACTCCAATGAAGAGACAGAGTATAGTGATGAAGAAGTGTCCCTGATACAAGAGCATGCAAATGCTTTTTGCAAACCCTTCTTTATTGACGCGCTCAATCGTGCTATCAACAATCAACCGGAAGAAGCAACCGATAAACAGGAATAATTATGGCTTGGACAGAACAGGATTATCAAGAAATAGTTGCCCGTCTTATGGCTAACTCCATAGGGGTTAATGAAGTACCGAATGCGGACAAAGCGGATGATGTAACATCATTACCTGCATTTAAACCTTCAGGAAGCAACAGTGAAGCTTCTGTGGTCAATTATCCTTTAGAATTTTTGAAAGGAGAACAAGGCGAGCCAGGTATACAAGGAGAACCTGGGAAGTCATTTAAGGTAGCCGGCGAATACGCCACCCTTGAAGCCTTGAAATCCGCTGTTCCCGATGGTTCGGCAGTTGACGGGTTCATGGCTGTAGGCACGGAAGCCCCTTATGATTACTACGCATGGGTGAACGGTGAATGGGTAAGCCAGGGGAAGATTGGCGGCATAGATGAAGCGCCAACTGATGGAAAGGCATACGGTCGTAAGAATGGGGATTGGGCGGAAGTCTCTGATAAGAAATATGTCGATGACAGCATTTCAAGCGCTCGTAGTGTTGGCTACATGATGCAGCTTACAGAGATTGACGCTACCGGGTTGGATGAAAATACATGGTATCCGGTTACGATTGCTGCTGGAGAAAGAATGAACATACGAGTAGAAGTGCTGGTATCATTAGATAGCGGTACAAAACCGTCATGGTCTCAACATGAGAGAGGTTTTTCTACTCGTAAAATTTGGGAATTTGTTCCGAATGCTTGGGGCGTTAATCGTGATAGCAATATTACTATATACTTATCAGATTTCGTTCATGCAGATATAGACCCTGTGAGGGGTTTAGGTAATTTGAGCCACTTTGATACATGCTATGTTTTTGTACGAGGTGGTGGTAAATACCACTTTTATGCTTCTCATGAAGCATACGTTACTCTTCGTACTGATACGTATAAACCCGAGGGAGATACACAAAGTGTTAGTCCAACTATTGAAACGCCTGCGGAAATAGTGGCGGATATAGCTACGAAGAAGTATGTGAAAACTACTCATTATGGTAAAACTATCGTCGTTTCTAATATTGATAAATTTTTATACAATGTAAGTCTTGCTGGAGCTGATGCCGAACAACGAACAATTGATTTATTTGGCAATATTGATAATTTTAAGAATGTTGTAGCTGATATTTTAGCTAATCATACAAGATATTATTTTCACATTAATAATAATCCCAATAATAATTGTATAGAATTAGGTTGCGTAAATGCTTGGATAGCAAATGATAGTACGTCTTACGAATTGCATTTTATTATTACTTATTTTGGAAATAATCCTGTTAAGATGTTTACCAATCGTATTTCTATTATCTCAAATGACGATAATAGAGAAAGTAAAGTAATTATTGCTTCTCTTGTTAATAGTGATAATATTAATACTCTTACTAAGAAAACCTCCGCTGAATACAAGGGTATTGGTTCTAAAGATAAAGAAACAATGTATGCTATAACAGATGTTTGATATGAGAGAGAGATAATAATTTAGAGTGTAAATATAAATCTTGATATTAAAAAATGGAGATGGGTAGATATGATTAAAATTGAAACTACACCTATTAGTAATCTTGCTGTTGGAAATAAAAATATTGATTTGCTTAATATCGGTAATAATGTTGTTTATGCCGGCTATTCTTATCCTTGTGTTGGTGAGTATAATTTTAATCCTATTACTCTTCAACAATATATTGATTTGCCTTATGTTGGAGACCCTAAAAATTATACAAGTAACCTATACTTTTCAAAATATATAGAAAGTTTTGAATATAGAATTGTAGCAGCTGGTATAGATAGCGGTTTTGAAGTTTGTGCTCTTAATGAACAAGTAGCTCCTGGTGTTTATGGTTCTGTTATTAATAATGGCAATTATGCTACTCTAATTGATATGTGTAATCCTCGTTATGTTTTTAACGAAATGAATATAACGTGTCTTACTGAATTTAAAATTGATGGTAAATTATACAGCTATAATATAAGAAGCTAATTATAAGAATTGAATTTAACTTATTTGATTATGAGAGTAAAAGTATTTTATGAAAACTGGTTTGCCAAACTTATCCTCTTTGGCGGCTACACAACAATCATGCTCTTCGGCTTCATCTTTACGAAGCTGAAAGAACTGTCCGAAACAACCATACGCCATGAACGAACACACCAGAAGCAGTTCTTCGAGTGTATGGAGATAGCGGCTATCCCGTCCGTATTGCTGGCGTTCTATGTCAGTGTATGGTGGTTGTTACTTATCCCGCTATTCTACTACATTTTGTATCTGACAGAATGGTTTGTGAGCTTTATATACCATCTGTTTACAGACAGCAAGATTGG